AGGCCCCAGTAACTTGTCATAAGAGCCATCAAACAATTTTGCCATGATGTTTACACCCGGAGAAATCGCATCAGCTTTCGCCACGATATCTGAATTTGTAAAATTATAGGCTTGCTTATTGAGTAGAATATTGCCTTTGTTAGCCCCCGTATTCACCCCAGCTGCGGTACCCAGCGCTGATTTATCTGCTTTATTTTTATCAAGCGCGGTAAAACTTTTGATCGTAACTTTAGTGCCATCTGGTGCAGTGAGTGCAACATCGCCTGTGCCGGTCATAATCTGCTGCCAGCCGTCCATTTGCGCTTGATAGTAGCCAAGCGTCGCCGCGAGTTGATTAGACCATGCCGCTGTACTGGCGGACTCTGCCACCAAGATCGAATATTTGGAATTAGTGAAAGTTTTGTAGATTGGCTGGGCCAACTCTATCGACGTATCGCTAATGACACGCTTAACCTGATAGACGCCATCAACCCCTGCATTAGACGATACAAACAGCACGGAGCCATTCGTAATGCCGATCTTCGCATCGCTCCACTTTGTGCCGGTGCCGGTAATAGTGGTTGCATTCAATGCGCCCGTGATCGTGCCTGTCGTGTATAAAGACATAATATTTGCTCCAATAAAAAACCCGCCGAAGCGGGTTATTAAGATTTAATCCATGTAAGCTGTTTCGATATAAACCTGATAATCGAGCCGAGGTGTAAGCGATGTATCCCAAGACCACGCACCGGAGCCACCGAAGTTTCCAAAAGCCTGCGCACGCAAACCATCAGAAAAACCGGTAATCACGCTAAACGCATTACCACCGTTACGCTTTATCGTTCCGGTGATTGATGGGCAAACGGCTATTGAGCGGCCTGCAACAATGCTGGTATTTGGCGTTGCATGGGCATCTGTAATGGCGACGGTTCGAATAAATAGAGGGTTATCCAGCGATGACCATTCAACGGCGCCAGCCTCATTTCTAATGACTGCCCCATACTCTGGCGCAATGCCGGTAGTCCCAACCCCCATCAGGTATACAATCGCGGGTTTACTGACAGCAGCACCTGACGGGGGCGGCGCAAGTATGAGCCCTACCTGAGAGCCAGAAACAGAGGCTAGCAAAGCCACATTCGCTTCATATCCGCCCTCTATTCGAACAAAAGGGATCGTAGTTTGGGGATTTGGAATGTTAATGATTAACGGGCTTTGCCCTGCCGGAGGCACAATGACACGTTGGCGAGAAATCAGCGAAAAATTGCGCAGGGTTGTATCGTATATTGTCCTGCCCTTATCATTTTTCAGTTCAACGTAATATGGCATAGCCTATTTCTCCACTAAGCAAATAAAGATATACCCAGATGAAGAAGCATCGGAAGCAATGCTTGTCCATGAAATTGTATTTCCGTTTATTTTGGGATGGATATATGCGCCTATCGCGCCACCTGATCCCGACACTGCGTATGTTAAGTTATATACACTCAAATCTACGTTTGGATAGCTTTTACTCCCATTTCTATTTGCACTAGTGATCATAATGCTATCGAGAAAAAAAGAGCGCCCATCGATGGCGCTCGTTTCAATCCCTCTTTCGTTGTAGACAAAAACACCATAACTTCCCATTAAGGTTTATACCCCGCTCCAAATCGCTTCACTCCTTTCGCGTCATACACAGCCATACCATTAGAATCAAACACGGAGCGACCACCGCCCGGTAACGCCGAGTTCATTTCTAACACGCCATTCTTATCGATGCGCCAGCCAGCCTTGCCCGCAACGTAATTGTTTGACTGAATATAGCTACCGATTTTGGCGTTAGTAATAGATGCATCTTGGATGAGCGCGGAAACAATGAAGGTTTGCGAACCTTGAACAAAAAACGGCAACGTATAGCCGTTAGTAGCCGGATTTAACACAGCGAATTGATCAGCACTGGCTAAAATACGTGTGCTCACCGTCCCTGCCGCGTTTACTTCGGCACCAATTGACAAACCGGCTGCATAATATTTCCCTTTATACGTGATACCGGCACCCATGCTGTAAACGGAACTACCCGTTCCATCTTTGTTAAAGATAGTTTGGCCGCGAACTTGAATAGCCGCCGTGTTTTCTCCGACCGTCGATGTTAAGCCGGTTATTTTTTCCGATAAGGCTTTGTCTCCCTCTGCGACTGTTTTGCTCAATTCCGTGATATTGCTATTAGTGGTATCAGTTTTAGAATTAAGTTGGGTAATCTTTTGCGCTGTAGCTTCATTATCTTTTGCTACGGTTTCGCGGAACTCAGTTAAATCTGAGCTTGTTTTATCCGTCTGCGTTTTTAACTGAGTAACTGCCGTTGCTCTTGCCTCTGTTTCATCCGCGACAAGTTGCTGGGTTTCGATTATTTCCGCCTTACGGTCGCCGTTCTGCACCATCCAGCGGCGCACATCGGCATCATTTGCCAGCGCATTCTGTATTGCAGCATCAGCTGCGGATTGAAGCTGAGCATTCGAATCAACTAGATTTTTGTCGATCTCTTTAAATACCTCAGACTCCTCAATGCCTTTTTTAACTTCATCAGCAATCCAATCAACATCCGTGCTGGATTCCCCTAAAACCCACTCAATCCAGTCCCCCTGATTCCCCGTCTTATCTACCAATCGAGCGCGATAGAAGAAAGACTGTCCTGCTTTCAGGCCCATCTGCTGATAGCTGCGCTGAGGATACGGAATATCAGATAGAAGCATGGCTCCGTCTTCAGCGTTTTTATCGTTGTACTGAATCTCAGTTTTAAGGGTATCTTCAGCTCCTTCAGGAAAATTCCACGAAAGCTGTATGCCAAAAACTAGCGGATCAGTTTTGAAACCAACCGGCTGCGGCGGCTTCCCTTCTTTACCCTTAAGTTCAGTTTCTAACGAGCTAGCCCATAGCGATGAAATATCACTGGCGTTGATAGCACGAACGCGCACCAAATAACGACCTGCGTAAATACCGGGAACCTCGAAGCCCAGTGCCGACGTGCGCGGGACTGATACCCAGTTACCGTTATCTTTTCGCCACTCAGCCTCATAAGCGATCGCATTCTTCACCGCGTTCCACGTTGCGCGCATCGTGGTAACGGCTATTCCCTGATTGATGCTTGAGTAGCTGGTAATAAGAACATTTTCTGGCGCAACCTGAACACCCGGTGGAATAACAGAAATGGGGCGATCGTCTATACGTGCGCCGGTATCAATCCGCGCATATTTGTCCGGGTCATGGTAAGCCCCAACGATGGTGTAGGTGTTGTCGTTGTTGTCTGCCACACTCACAACGCGGTAGAGCTGCACGGCAAGTTCATCAGCATCAACTGCCCATACTGATTCGGCCTGCGGAGTTTCGCTGTAGTTTGTTGTTACAGTGACGAGGCGACCATTTACCGACTGCACCGTTCTGGCCTGACTGATACCAGAAGGTAAATTAACGATCAGACGGTCACCGCTCTTAATATCTGGCTCGCGGTCGAGGCGAACATTTCTCCCTTCAACGCTGCTAATACGGCCTCCCATGACTCGCCCTGAGAGCATCTGATCGGCAACGCCAATAATATGCCCCGGAAACGGGATTAAACCATCGAGTCCCACGGAAAACTCAACCGTTCGATCTTGGCTATTACTCAATAATGCCCAGCGGCCACGGCGATTAGCTTCGCTTTGACGCGTACAACCAATGGCCGTGATCTCCGTCTGGTTCACCCCATAACGGCGTACCAATGCATTTTCGAACACTGACTCAACCGCGTCGGCATAATGATTGGCAGGGTCTGACCATCCCACCATGGCTGTGGTGTACCGCGTGCGTTCGCTCGAGGCTGAGTAGGCAAACTTCCCATTGATAACGTTGGCGCGCGTGTAGGTGTAATCCAAGTCTCGCGGCATATCTGCCAGTGTCACTATCTGGTTTTGCCCGTAACAGGTCATACCGCGGAAAATAGCAGCAAAATCTGTCAGAACGGTCCACGCATCTTCACGCGACTGAATGTACACATCACACTTAAAGCGTGGCTCCATACCATCCGCGCCACGTCCATCGGGTACCAGTTGATCACAATACTGCGCAATACGATAAAGCTCAGATTCATCCACCTGCGTGGAGTCAATGCGTTGGCCTAATCCGTAACGATCAGAGATCAAGATGTCATAGAACACCCATGCTGGGTTATCAGTCCATGCCCACTTGAACCCGCCCGTCCAGACACCAGAGTATTGCCGCGTGACCGGATCATAATTATCCGGCACTCTGACAATCATCATCTTGGGTCGGCATGTTACTTTAGGGATGTTTTGAAACTGCTTAGCGTTAAATTCCACATAGAGCAGCGCTGTGTTTGGATAGCGTAATTTGGCATCGATAACTTCAGTGTAAGCCTCAACATTCATCGTGTCGGCAATACGACCGCTATTAGCGTTGGCTGTGAGACGGCGAACACGCAACTGCCAGCCGGTTGTCGCTGTGGGTAAGTCAATACGGTGGCTGCGCTCATAAAGCGTTGTCGTTTTACCATCAACCGCAGATTTGAGCACCTCGCGATATGCGCCACCGTCCGTGGCCACATCGATAGCGTATTCAATTTTGTAGCCGTTCACATCGCCGTTATCTTTTTGCTGCTGCAATGCAGGCCAGCCAAACCGCAAACGCACTGCAGATAACTGAGTATTGTTAACCGCACGCACCCACGGCGCCGAGCTCTTAAGTTCGGTACCGATGGTGATTTCATTCTCAACAGCAGGAACGCCTTTGATATATTCCTGCGATTGGGTACCGGGACGAAATTCCCAACTTACCCCCTCGAAATTCGAGCTACCGTCCTCATTAGTGAGCGGCGTTCCATCTAGGAAGATATTGGTACCATCAAGGCCACCAGCCCATTCCCCCTCACCCAATGCGAGCAATATTTTGGCAATGGCCATCGACTGGATACTATCGGGTGATTCAACCGGTGTATGCCCACTACCACCGCCACCTTTCTGGCCTTTAATCTCGTTTATCATATTTCACCCATAAAAAAACCCGCCGTAGCGGGTCTTGTGAATTGATATGTTTATTGCTG